AACTGTGCAACCCCCTTTACAGAATCAGAGGCATCTGTCTCTAACGCAGTTTCTAAATCTTGTAATGCTCCTTTAATATCAGTCTCATCTGCAATAGTATCACCTGTAAAAGTACCTAAATCGTTTGTAGAAACTCCTGTTAAATTATCAATATCTGCTTTACTTTTCTTTTCAGTTGTTTCTTCTATTGTTAAAGTAGAACCTGTAGCTGAAGTAGATATTCCTGTTCCTCCCTCAATAGTAAAAGTTGCATTTCCTGTTAGTTGATTTATAGTCCCTGAATCTGAAACTAAAGACACACCTGTTATATCACCATCTGCTCCAGCAATAGTTTGCCAACTACATGATCCATCACCATCTTCTCTTAAGTATTTTGTTCCTCCTGTTTCTCCTGTTGATTTTATAGTGTTTCCTTCTATTGACTTGAATGTTAGTTTTCCAGTTGTTGAATTTGCAGTCAAAACTTCGTCACTTAAAATTTCTGTACGAGTATTAGTAAAAGAATGTCCACTATCAACATCTGATATAGGTATATTACCAGTGTTTACTAATTCCAAATTACCTGCACCATCTAAGGTTGTTTCTGTATAAGTAACATGATTTGTTTCTGACGCTGCTTTTATTGCAGTATCTATAGCAGCAGCCACATCAATAGCCGTTGCGTTTGTATCTATTGCAACCTCAATTTTAGCATCATAACCATCAGGGAGAACAAAGGTTTCAGCCATGTTTACATTGTGATAAACTGCTATTTTCTTTGTATTATACTGAGTCCAAATCGTAAAATAGGTGTTATTAAGGTTTCCAGAGGAATCTGGTCTAGCACTTAGAGCCATAGAGTTGCTATGGTTACCACCTACATAAGATACATTTGAGTCTATATTAGCTAATACAGAATTAGATTGAGACTCATCAAATTTCTTTGGGTTGTGAACTTGGCTTCCTGTTTGTTTACTGTGTATATTACTCATAGTTTTCTAGTGAAAAATTATTCCATGTGCTTTGTTAGTAGTATCGTTATTCATTACATTAACCTCTGTTCTATTGCTTTTATAAGTAGGGTAGTTTACTATTATAGCATCATCATTAAGAAAGTCCAACATGTCTTGTAAAAATAAATTTGCTTTTCTTGATACATCTTGCTTAATTAAGTCAAATTGTTTAGGGCTTACTCCTGTACTAAAGTCATCTATATTCTGCATTATACCACTTGAAGTTGTGCTATACATAACATCATTTAACACCTCTAATTTAACAAACCAAGACAATGTACGAACAAGATAGTCGTCCATTAAAGTCTGGTTGTAAGGATTGAGAGACGCTGCATGATGCTGAGTAACTAACTCCTCATAAAACTCCCTGCTAATTGTTTTTTCAATATGGGTTATTTCTGCAATCTTGATAATATCATTAGTAATTAAACTTCCGTCAAAATTTGCACTAGCAATAGTATTCTTTACTTCAGTCACTGTGACTAAAGTGCTTAAGTCGTTGACATTAGTATAAGCCATGTCTTAGTCTGTTATAGCTATAAACTCAATATCACATGCACTTCCACTTGCTATTGCAGTAAGCGTTATCATGTCTTCCAAATCTCCTATACCTGTGTCAGCTTCTGCATTCATTTGATTACTCATAACTACATAACTATCAAGTGCGTCTAACTTTACACTGTAGTGTTCTGCTGCAGTTTTGAAATTAACCTTAATCCAATTAGTATTATCAAGATTTGTTATTCTTAGATATTTTAATTCATCTCCTACTACCGTCCCTTGACCATCTGCAGAGCCAAAAACTAAAACAGTAGTTTCAGCAGTTCCAATACTCATAATTCTTTGAGCTACATTCCCTACAACTGTAGTTTCTTTAGTTACAGTATTTCCGTAAGTATGGTTATTTAAGCTAACGCTTTCTGTGATAGTAGCCGTTAGTGCTACTGGGGTTACTGTTGTTGCCATTTTATTTTTCTTTTATTAATTCTTTTTCTATTTCTGTTTGTTCTACTTCTTCTACTTCTTCTTCTTTTTCTAATTCCTCCTCCTCTATATTCTCATCAACCAATTCCTCATCTTCTACTTCCTTTTGATTTGTGAGCTTGTCATATCCATCCTTTTGTTCATATCCAATTATTGCTCTCAATTCGTTTATCTCAAGAACATTTTCAATTTTAACATCAGACATATAACTAATTGGTGGCTCTTGCTTAATTTCTAATGTATCTACATTAAAACCGTTATCTGCAAGTATCTTTTTAATAGGGTTAAAAATCGTGCTTATAGTTGGACCTATAACTGTGTTCATAACCATTTCATAAGCTATTCTAATTTCATTACCCTGACTACTCATTTTACCTGAACTAACAACTCCACTTAAAGCAGGTTGCCACCTATGAGCAGTTATAATATTTTGATTTGTTGTTTCTTGTAAAGCTAAAAAGTTCCCTTCACTTGTGTCTTGTATGTTAGTAACAGTTGCAGGTGAAGAATCTCCATTCTTTACAAGGAATAATATTTTACCATTATTACCTTCTCCTGTGAATTTTGCTTTTGCTTCCTCTACTAACCTTTCTGCTTCATCATCAGACATGTCCCCGTTTATCTCTACTATTGAACTTGGCTGAAAGTGATTTTTGAATTTAGTATTGTTCCATCTACCTATTTCATAGTCAACCGAAATAGATTCCAATACTGCTATGTAGTCAGGCATACCATAATTAGTAAACTCTGGCTCATAATCTTTTAGGTGGATAACACTTCTTTTTCCTCCTTCAGATTGAATAAAGTTAGGATAAAAAGGTATCAACACGCTTTGGTCTTTATATTGTATGTAGTCGTCCCAATTAGGGTGTATGATTACATTCTCCTTATCCTTTGAAATACGGACTGTTGTAGCGTCTATATGATACAATGCTACACCTCCTTTATAATGTACTATTTCCATATAGGCATTACCTATTGTATAATAGTCTGTAAACAATTTTCTTAATACATCTCTGAAATCTTCTTCTTTTGCATTACAAGATGATAAATAATCTAATACTTTTTCATCCTCAGACAAGAAGCCACCTCCTGTTGTAAATGCTACTTTCTGTGATAATATAGCCCTGTGAGTAGCAGACTTTCTTCTTAACATAGCTAAGTGTTGAGGTAAGTCGTTAGCTACATTGTCTCCGAAAGGAATATAATCATAAGTTAAATTATGAAGATTCTTTTCTTCAGAGAAGTCAACTTGAGTAGTAAAGTTTAAAACTGCAAACTTAGTGCCTCCAAATGCCTTACTGTTCGTTTTCTTTGATTTCATCCTTTGTAATTTTCTTTACTTCAACAATTTCTATTTCATTAAATCCATTTTCATAAAGCAGTTTCAACTGCTCTTGAGTTATGCCTTCAAGGTAAATTTTCTGTCCTCCTGATTTTCTAAAATAATTTATGTTCTCGGATGCTGATTTCTTAACTCTATAATAAACTGGTGGTCCTGCTGGTTTTCTCTTTTTCTTTGCCATGATATTATTTATTTTGTTTGCTAATTTAGTGTTTTTTTTTGACTTTCCACAATTACATCCCATACATTCGTTATTTTAATAAAAAAGGAGCAAACAGTTGAGCTCTACACCCAAGCATCTGCTCCCCTTTTTCAAAACTATGAACTCTCTAACTAATATCTTAACTACAACTATAAGAGTTATCACCAGCAACCTCAACTGTAACCGTTCCTGTATATTCTCTAGGGTATTCAGCCATCATACCTTTTAGCTTAACAACAGTTTCGTTAGGGTCTTGAAGACCTTGACCAGTGTTTTGCTCTCCACTTAAGAACTCCATGTAAGCTTCCTTAGCGAATATTTCATCATAACCTAATGTGAAGTGATAAGTGTTTGTTCCGTCATCTGCATAACTTTCAACAATAGCAACTAATCCACAAGTGTCTTTTAATTCCTCTAATCTAGCATTTACTGTTGCATTAATTTTAGGAATTGTAAAGCCAAGTTCTGCTTCAACAACAGTAGAACCGTTTTCTTTTGTAGCGTTAGCAGTAAAGTAAGCAGTCTCTCTGTCAAATTCAAACTTATATAATAACTCTGTACCTGCTGCAGTGAAACCAGTAATACTTGAGTAACTATGTGGAGATGCAGTAGTTACTGAATCTATATTTGCTACTTCTCCTAAATATATTGTCTTAATACCACCTCTACGATTTCTGTCGTTACAAGCAATAATATGTCCTTTTGTAAGTAATCCCATTTTCTTTTATTTTTTTATATTATTAAATTAATTTACTATGAGTGAGAATCAGCAGTTACAGTCAACTCATCATTTTTGTAATTTGCTCCAATAACATACTCAAATCTAAATCGGTTATACTTCTCATCTTTATTATACCACATGTCTGCACCACTTACAGAATTGTAATCAGTTGCTACAACAATGTTATTCTTAACAGTTAATACTGATAAGTGTCCGTCAAAATCATCTGCTGCAGTATTCAATGATGGAGCAGTGTTTGCTGCATCTGCTGCAATAACTGTGTCCCATAATCCCATTTCTACAATCGGCACACCTTGGTATGCTAAGTTTTTAGTTCCATCAGTCATTGAGATGTAAGCTAATTCTTGACCACCTGCAGATAAAGTTGCTCGGTAGTTGTCGCATAATGAACGAGATGCAAAGAAAACTAAGTCTGCTCTGTTTTCTAAACCTTCATCTGGCATAGCGTCTAACTGTGCTTGGAAAGTATCTTTTGCTTTATCTGTTGCTAATGTACCTGAAGTGATATCAAGTTTTTGTCCTGCAGGAAGTCCTGCTAAACCTTTTAATATACCAGTGTATGCGTTGTAGTCAGCAGAACCTGAAGCTGCATCTCCAAACCATAATTGTCTTTCTAAATCTCTCTTTACTCCTGTTAACATAAGTGTAGCTACAATCTGTTGTAAAACTGTACCTGATATGTCATCTTTGTTAAGACCTAATCTTAACACTTCTCCTTTTACAGAGTTCCAGAATGCTCCACCTGCTTGTTCTACTTCTGCTTCCATTCTTGCTACAGAGATAGTTCTCTGAGTGTAAGATGCTGAACCTGTTGCTGCTGAGAAACCTGAAGCTTCTGCTTTAGTAATTTTCTCATAACTTCCAAACTTGTCTAGTTTCTGTGAACTTGTTACTCCTGTCAATATCTCAAAGTAGTCTAATGCTGAATTTCCTACAAACAAAGGTTGCATGAAATATTTTTGTGCATCTTCTTTAGTGTACGACAGTGCGTGTGTAATTAAATTTGCCATTTTCTTTTTCTTTTTTTACTTATTAATTATTATTTATTTTTTAAAACTAAATGCTGAATCATCACCTAAAATAGTTGCTGCATCTGACCAAGGGTCGTTCTTTTTTGGTTCAGTTACAATAACAGGGTCTTCAGTTTTTTCAACTTCTGAAGGAGTAGCATTGTGCTTATTGATTTCTGTTTCTAAATTTTCCTTTTCTTCAGTTAAAGTTTTTATCGTTTCCTCCATAGTAAGATTCAATCCTTTAATATCCTCTAACTCAGAGTGTATAGAATCAACTTCAGTTATTTTTTCAGAAAGGTCAACTATCTGGTTTTGAATAGATTCTTCATCAATTATTTTAACTTCTTTTGGTTGTTCTGATATGAAAGCTTTAATAGTTTCTTTCAATTCTCCCAACATGTTTGCTAAATTCTCCATACTATCTTCTTTTAAGTTATACTGTTTTTCTACCCATTCAGGTACTTTATTTGTAATTGTATTAAGGTCAAAATGTGCTGCAACTTTAATTGCTTCTGTTACATTATCTATTAGCCCTACATTCTGTGCTTCAGCACTTGTAAACCAAGTTTCTTCATCCATCATTTTGATTACATCCTTTTCTGCCATATCTGTTTTACCTGCATAAATTGAAACCATTTGTGTTTTCATCTTATCAAGTAATTCAGCTCTTTTCTTTAAATCTTTGCTTTCCCCTTGCATTCCTGCACTTGGGTTGTGCAACATAATTAGTGAGTTTTCTGAAGCTGATACAGTATCACCAGCAAGCATAATTATACTAGCCATTGATGCTGCTAATCCTTCAATCTCTACACTAACTTTTCCTTCGTGTTTTAATAAGGCATTATAAATTGCCATTCCTTCAAAGACATCTCCACCAACTGAATTGATTCTAACTACAATGTCTTTCCCTTTTGATTCGTCCAACTGTGCAATAATACTTTTAGCTTCTGAGCCATAAGCACCTATTACATCATATATTAAAATTTCTTCCATAGTCTTTTTTTATTTTTGCTAAAATAGATAATCTTCATACCTTATCTACGAAGTTTTTAACGATAAACATTATTCTTACTTTGAAACTTCTTTTGATATTCATATATAATAGTCTGTATCTGTCTTTCTGATAAGTTATATTCTATACTTATATCCATAAAGGTATGATTCATGTGACCTTCATTCTTTTTCAACTGAACATAAAAGTCGTATATTATTAAATAGTTTCTTACTACTATTGGTTTAATCAAACCATTCTGAGTCAGGTGAAATATTACATCCTTGATGGTAGGGTCGTCCCCAAAGCGTAAGTAAAGTTCTTCACTTACTAAATCACAGTATCTAACAACTTCATCTATATGATTTCTCTTTCCCATATATCAAATAAAATGAAACTCCAAAACTTTATTATAGTATCTCTACATTCCTCACACTCTATCTCACTATCTTTAAAAGATTCCATTGAAAAGTTTTCGTTATAAGCGTGAAACAACTTTGTTATATATTTGGTATGATGCTTTCCATGTTGTGAGAAGTAAGCAGCGTTGTTTTCAAAATAGAGATGTATTTTATCTCTATCCTTGTTGCTAATCTTACTAGCTTCCTGTACTACCACTTCTTCTTCGGACATCTCTTTGCTTTTACCTTAATCACTGATGATATTGGACATTTGCAAATAGAACAACCATCACCATCAAATATAACCCAATACTTATCACTTTTATATTCACAACTATTACATATCTTTAGTCTTTCTTTTCTTTCGTCAATTTTAGTAAATAAATTCCACATAACCAACTACTTTATTTTTTTTTACATGAACACCAACCAAGACAAATAGTGTTTAATGTTAACATTGATAATAAATTGCATAATAATCTTTTCATAATTCTTTTATTTTTTAATTAAAAACTTGCTCTACTTTCTTGTATTCCAACAGTTCGTTGCGTACCAGTAACCTCACTTTCTACCATTACTACCTCTTGACTTGTTAATGACTCTGATATTCTTGCTATATCTGTAGCACTTAACATATCTCTTGTCATAGCTTCTGCTGCTAATTTTTGTGCATTAACAATTCCACCATCAGCAAAAGCAATACCTCCTCCTGCTTGATTAATGGCAGATAATTCATTTCTATACATAGCAGTGGACGCTTTATTAATTATTGCTTCCCCTCCTTCTGCTTCCATTATATGACCTCCTTGTGAGAATTTAATTCCACCAGTAGCGTGACTTGGTCCTGAGAACATACCTCCTCTCTTAAACGAACCTCCCTGTGCTATACCTCCTTTTTCAAACTTAGGTATTATCATTCCTTTTGCTGACTTAACATATTTTGTAGCATCAATAGCTTGAAGTTGCATAGCAGTCATTGCTATCTGTGCAGCAATTAATAGACCAGTCATTATTCCGAAGTCAAGTTTTGGTACATCTGCTGCAATTCTCATAATAGCCATTGCTCCAGATATTATTGCCTGTTGTCTTTGAACTTTCTTGTTTCTATTGAAGGCTTCTTCTTCTATTATAGCTTTCTTATCATCATACTTTTTATCAATGTCCTCCAATGCTTTTCGCTTCTCCTCATCATTCATAGTCTCCCACTTAGCAGACTCTTTAAGCATCTTCTTCTCGTCTTTTCTTTCCTTTTCTAAAACTTTTAATTTCTGATTTGATTCTGCTTCTGCTAGTGCATTATTTGCAGAAATCAATCCACCTATAGCTTGTAAAGATTGCATAGTTGTATCATATACTGCAGCACCTCCATCTTCACCAAACATGTTAGTTAGAAGACTTGCCCTTCCTCCATCATCACTAAGTGAGGAGTTTTGAACATCAGCAATAGCTTCTTTAAGTTTTGCTATCCTTGCAAGTTGGTCTTCGCTTAAGTTAGCATTTGCTTCTGCTTCTAACAGTATCAATCTAATACTTTCTTGTGCCCATTTTACTTTTACTTGACCAGCTTCTTCTTCAACACCCTTTTTCCCCTTCAACATATCCATATTCTTTTTCAGACCTGCTACCTCCTCTGTTTGTTTTGCAATAGCATCCTGTATGGTTTGGGTCTTAACTACTTTAGCTTGTGTAGTTAGTGCAGTAAGTCTAGCAATTTCTTTTTCTAATTTAATATATTCCTCACTTCCCCTATTTTCATCTCTCATTAATCTAGTGAGTTCCTTTTTCTTGAGTGCAATCTGATTAAGAGTGTCCTCTGACATAGCATAAACAGAGGTCTTATCCATCTCTACCTTTGTGTCTTTCTTATTCGTTTGAAGATATTTATTTAATTCTGCAGTAGCTGATGCTATCTTCTCTTGAAGCACTCTTTGTTTTTCACTCATTACAGTAATCTTGTTTGTTGCAGCATGAGTCCCTATTGAGTAATTCATTAATTGTTTGTTAACATTTTCGTACTGTGCTTCTTCTGCTAATGACCTACGCATCCTTTCTTCATACTGCCACCAAATCTCATCACTATCTCTTTTGTTCTGCTCCATCCAATCGTCCTGCATTTGTGTCTTAACACCCTGAAGTCTTGTGTATTCTTTCTCTGCATCATTAAGGACTGTTTGAACATCTCCTCTAAGACCTGTCAGTGTAAATAACTCCTCCTCTAATGCCATCTGTTCTTTTGTTACTTCAAGTAGTTGTTCTTGAGATGCTTGTAGTACAATCTTTGCTTTCAATGCTGCCATAGCACCATTATAAGCACCTTCTAGTTGTTTAGCCATTCCTGCCTCATCAGACATAAACTGTAATGTAGTACCATACTTGTCATTCATGGTATCTCC